GCAAAGGTTACACACCCAGACCCTAATTGGATGGCGTGTGCATTGAATGGTGGCATTTTACCACCTGTGTGGGTATATTGGGAGTTGAAGAAAGATGAAGCAAAGCCTGACTTTGTAAAGCATACACGAGGGTATCTGTTGCATAACACTGAGCCAATGAAGCCAATGACAGAAGAAGAAGCAATAGAGTATCTCATACAGAAAGATATACCTGAAAGGGTATGGAGAGATTATGAGAAGTCAAACCGACCAAGACTTGTCATATGTAAGAAAGAGCAATTGCCACAACATCGTACATGGCGAAATGCTTGGAAAATAGCTGCTTAACTAGGAGGAACTAAAATGGCAACTAAGACTTTTGTAACCGACAAGGATGGTGCAACAGCAGACGCTTCAAGCATAACCATGCCATCCGATAGGCATTTCAGAAATGCTTGGAAATTAAATGGTAGCGTTATGGCTGAAGACATGACTGCTGCTAAAGTTATCTTCAAGGATAAAATCAGGGAAGTGCGAAAGCCTTTACTTGAAGCTGAAGATGTAGTCTACATGAAAGCAATGGAAGCTGATGACGCTTCTGCTAAAACTGCATCTGTTACACGCAAGACTGCATTGAGAAATGCACCTGCTGCAAGTGCAATAGATGATGCAACAACAATAGCTGAATTAAAAGCTGCTTGGGATACAAGCACATTGGGTGACAGCCCTTACGCATGAGGTAAATAAATGGCTTTAACTAAAGTTAGAGGTTTAGGTCTAGGCACACTAGATGACAACATTACATTCAGCACGGCAGGTAAAGGTGTGCATCTAGGTGTTACTTCTGCTACATCTTCTAATTTACTTGATGACTATGAAGAAGGAACATTTACACCAGTTGTAGCAGATGCTAGTAGTGGTGGTAATACTGCTTCTTTGGGTGTTGAACAAGGAGAATATATTAAAATAGGTACTCTTGTCTTTTTTGCAATCGTAGCAGCTAATATAAATACATCTGGAATGACTGGTGGTAACACTCTTTTTATAAGAGGTTTACCTTTTGCAGGAAAAACAAGAGCTAGTTTTAGTCAACATTTTGTGGTTAGGGCTGATAATTTAAATGTAGGTAGTGCTTGTTTTGGTTTAGTTGGAGTATTGCCATCTGCTGTTTCTTATTTGCAGTTTGTTGAAAACAGAGATGATACTGGTGACACTAATTTTGCAGTATCTGGAATTAGTGGCAGTACTTCTGATATATTTATTACAGGATGTTATGTATCAGATTAATCAAAAGGAGATAAAATGGCAATAACTAAAGAAGAAATACAAGATAAAATAGAAGTTGTGGGAAACTTCAAACACATACAAGTAAGAACAGCAACGATTATAAAAGAGGATGGTGTTGAAATATCACGTTCCTTTCATCGCCATGTTGTAGCACCAGATATAAGTGCAGATGACCTAGATAATGAAAGTGCAGATGTTAAAGCAATGGTAGCACAGTTTCACACTGATGCAGTAAAAACAGCGTATGCTGACCATTTAGCAAATCAGGAAGTCTAATGCCATACATAGGAAAAGCACCACAGCAAGGTATCCGTAACAGATACATCTACCAAGCCACGGCAGGACAGACAACCTTTAGTGGCTCAGATGCTAACTCACTCACATTGAGCTACCCTGACGGTGAGTACGTAGATGTATATCAAAACGGTATACTACTCAAACCTGCAACCGACTACACTTCTACATCAGGTACATCAGTTGTGTTGGTCACAGGAGCATCAGCTAATGATGTAGTAGAGATAGTCGTGTATGACACATTCAGTATAGCCAACAGCTACACCAAGTCTGAGTCTGACACACGCTATCCCTTCTTAGGTAACGACAGTATCATACGAACCAATGGTCAGACTATCAGTGCTGATATAACAATAGACAGCAGTACAAATGCACTGTCAGCAGGACCTATTACAGTCGGTGCATCAGCAACGCTAACAGTTAATGGATTTTATACAATATTATGACAAGTGAACTTAGAGTAGATAATTTAAAAGGTAGCACCACAGGTGGCAGTATAAATGTCTTGGGTGAAGGTACATCTGCGACTACTAACTTACAGCAGGGTTTAGCGAAGGTGTTTATAAACTTTGATGGCACAGGTACTATTGCCACTAGAGATAGTCTTAATATTGCAAGTATTACAGATAGTGCCACAGGAAATTATCAGAACAATAGCACCAATGCCATGTCATCTGATGATTATGTTTGTGTATATAACGCAGGAAATGGTTCAGGAGCTTCTGACGAGCCTACTAATCCTGGTAATGGATATGCAGCAAGTCATCCAAACACATCATCACAAATAGCTATGGAAACAACAGATGATGGAGGAAGTAATAATGATAGAGAATACATTGGTGGTAGTTGGCATGGAGATTTAGCATAATGGCAAGTGAAATTAAAGTAGATACAATCGTCAATGCAGGGGGAGATAATGACTCAGGTATTGACCTAGGTACTAATGATACAGTTAAGATAACTATAGCAGGTGCTGAAAAAGCTAGGGTAGATTCAAGTGGAAATCTCTTGGTGGGAACTACAACGTCTGGTGGTACAAGTGATGGTTTACAATTAGGTGCTGATAATATTGCTAGATTTGCAAATAGCAGTAATGTAAGCCTTATTTTAAACAGAATAACGGATGATGGTGCGATGGCACTTTTTCGCAAAGACAATAGTACTATAGGAACAATGGGAACTCTTGGAGATAGAGTATACTTAGCTGTTTCAGGTCATGGGGTCTGCCTAGATGCAAGTGGAAACAGTTTTTTACCTACCACTGATTCTGGGGGAAACCAAGACAACTTTGTAGATATTGGTGCATCTTCTTCTCGCTTTGATGATATATTTGCAACTAACGGCACAATCCAAACATCAGACCAAAACGAAAAGAACACAATAACAGATAGTGATTTAGGTTTAGATTTTGTAAATCGTCTAGCTCCTAAAAGCTATATATTCAATGGCAAAACAAGAACACATTATGGACTAATAGCACAAGATGTTGAAACTGTCTTATCAGACATAAACAAAGAAACATCTGAATTTGCAGGGTTTATCAAGAGTGATATCTCAGAGGAACAAGATGGTAGCCAGTACAGATACGGACTTAGATATACAGAATTTGTAGGCATACTCATAAAAGCACTACAAGAAGCAGATGATAAAATAGACGCTCTCACAGCAAGAGTAACAGCATTGGAGTCTGAATAATGGCATCAACACTTAAAATAAATACATTAACAGGTGTCACCACAGCAGGGTCAATCGCTGTGACAGGCGAAGGCAATAGCACCACGACTAATCTGCAACAGGGGTTGTGTAAAATGTGGTGTAGATGGGATTTAAACGATAACTCACTAAGTGGAGTAGTAGATAGCTTTAACGTCTCTAGTGTTACTGATAGTAGTGCAGGAGATGCAAATGTATTTACAACAAATAATTTTAGAGCAAATGAATCTTGTAGTCAATGTAATTCAAATGACTTTCATTCTTTTAATGGGGCAACAGGAGATAGCACATTTATAAGGCTTACTAGTGCTGATAATTCACATACTACGGCAGATGTAGTTAGAGCCTTTTTATCAGCACACGGAGATTTAGCATGAGCAAAGCAGCAGAATTAGCAAACCTAATTGGTAATATTAACGCAGGTGGTGGTGGAGTAAATAGGAACTTGATTATAAATGGAAAAATGGCTGTTAGCCAGAGATCAACCTCAGAAACTGGAAAAACAAGTGGTGCTTATTACACTGTTGATAGATTTAGGACAGACCACAATGGGTTTACAGGAACATATACCCAAGCCACAGATGTTCCATCAGGTTACGGATTTTCAAATAGTTTTAAAATTGAAAATACAAGTGCTGCAAGCAGTAATGGTGGCAGACTAAGAATTGACCAACGTATAGAAGCACAAAACATTAGAAACTCAGGTTGGGATTATACAAACTCTTCAAGCTCTTTAAGTTATAACTGTTGGGTTAAATCAAGTGTAGCAGGAACATATTATGTTGGTTTTAGGACAGATGATGGAACTTCACGGCAATTTACAAAAGCATTTACAGTGTCTGCAAATACATGGACTAATGTTTCATTTGCCATTTCAGGCGATAGTAACTTAACTTTTAATAATGACAATGGAATAGGTGCTTTGCTTGCGATTCATGTTGACGAAACTACTGGTGAGTCTGACAGTGGTCATACGTTGAATGGTTGGCAAAATTATAGCTCTTCAAGTAGAACCCCAGACTTTACTCAAAAATGGACTGAAACGGCAAATGCAACATTTTTAACAACAGGGTGGCAGTTAGAAGTAGGGCAGAACCCAACAGAGTTTGAGCATGAGCCTTTTGAGAGGACAATGGCTAAAGCAAGACGTTACTTTTTTAGACAAGATGACAGTGAAAATGCTGCGTGTATTACTGGTGCAGGTTGGACTAGTGGATATGTCTATGGAGCATACTTTTTTGACACTATTATGAGAGCAAAACCTACTGGTTCTTTTTCTGGTAACTTCTTAGTCCTTGAAGGAGGTTCAAGCTCAGACAGCACTGATAATAGTATGCAAACAACAAGCACTAGAACAGCAGAGTTGAGATTTCAAAATAGCAGTCTCGTTTCATCAGGAGATGGAGTTTGGGTTAGATTTAAAAGTGGTTCTTACGTTCAATTTGATGCGGAGCTTTAATTATGAATATTACGAATGCACAATATATAAAAGATTTAATTAATGAAAACGTTGAAATAATCAAGGCAACAATAGATGGCACAGTAATGTTTGTACCACTAGACCCTGACAACAGACACTACGCAGAAATACTAAGACAAGTACAGGAAGGCACACTGACCATACAGGACGCTGACTAGTGTTCGACCCTGTTACCATATCTGCTGCCGTAGCTACAGCAAGCACAGCTTTTAATGGTATCAAAAGGGCATTTGCAGCAGGACGAGACTTTGAAAGTATGGCAGGGGACTTGTCAAGATGGATGGGTGCAGTCAGTGACGTAGATGCTGCCCACAAGTCTGCTAACAACCCATCAATGCTCCGTAAGGTACTCAGTGCCAAGAGCATAGAAGAAGAAGCAATAGAAGCATTTGCTGCTAAAAAACAACTGGAACAACAAAGAAATGACCTACGCACTTTTATACAGTTTTCTCAGGGGCAGTCTGGGTGGGAGGAACTCCTACGCATGGAAGCAGACATACGTAAGAGAAGACAGAAAGAAATATACGACAAGAAAATCTTCAGAGAAAAGGTCATAAACTATGTCGCTTTGGCAGTGGTTTCTGTTGTTGGTCTTGGTGCTTTGGTGCTGTTTATATTTACCCTTATGGGGTTCGACAGAGGTTGGTGGTAACTGCGTAAGAAAAGATGGTGGACAGTACACATTTGAGTGGCTTTGTGTAGACAATTATGGTACAATAACTTTAGCACAATCCGACAACATCAAGAACTGTTACACCTGCTTTCTCAAGAAGTTCAGTGACTGGACATGGGAGCAAGAGAAAAGACTAGGCATACGTGAAGACCCAAAGTATATCACATGCCGTAGATACAAAAGAGTGCAAGCAAAAAACGGACAACAAGTGTGTTTGTACAGGGGAGCAAACGATACATATACGCTAGTGGTTGAAGGTCAGTGTCCAACAGAGTATCGTTGCAAATATGACCCAAACGGCAAAGAGCCTAATATAGATAGTGTGCTAGACTCACTTAACGACAGCTTTAAGAAGTAACATGGAAATAGACCCAGTAATATTTTGGAACGTAGTGTTGACACTCATCATAGCTCCTGCAGTGTGGGCTTTTCGTAGCATGATGGCAGAGGTAAAACGTATAGACATACTGCTCAACAGAACACGAGAAGACTATGCGTCTAGGGCAGAAGTAAAAGATGAGATGCAAATTGTGATGGATGCACTGCACAGATTAGAAGATAAGTTAGATAGAGTTTTAAGTAGGGACGTTAAATGATACCTGAGAATTTACAAGACAGAAACGTAAGACGCTTCAAAGGTTTTACACCACAACAAGTAGCAAAGCTTTTAGAGGGCAAAGGATTTAAGCCTAACAGCAGAGAGGCTGCAGAGTATCTTGGTGCAATGGCTGAGAGAGCAGAAGAGATGCTACAGAAAGTCAAGCCCATGAAAGCCTATCAAGGTGCTAGTGTGGGAGGCTTTGACGATAGATCAAAGAAACTATTTGATGCAGCAGTAAAAAGAACATCAAGTACAGACCCAAAGTCACCTGAAGTACAACGCTATCTCGACAACGTAATAGAAACTCGTGGCAGACCCACAATGGTATTCCCTGGCACTGCTGATCCGTTGCAGGGTTATCAGGAAGGTGGTAATGTGCAACGTGATCCACTACCAACAACAGGCACACAGGTAGAACAAAAGACGCAACTAGATACATCACAAGCTAATCTAGCTTCAGCGCAACAAGAACTTAGCAGACTGCAACAACAACTAGCCTCCACTCCTATTGAAGACGAGAGTGCTAGAAACGCTATTGTTGAAAAGATAAATAAGCAACAGCCAAAGATTACAAGTGCTGAATCGGCTCTTGCAAGTGCATCACAACAGTTTCAAACAGTAGCTGTGCCAACGGCTGCAGAGGCTGTAGGCGCAACGGTAACAACACCACAAGATGTTATTACTAAACAGCCTGTAGATCAGATAGTAGCAACAACTCAACAAACAATAGATCCTGCAACAGGTCAGCTTACAGGAGCTATAACACCTACAGTCACAACAGGCAGAACAACAGGCACAGCCGATGTCACACCTACAGGACCTGCACAAACAGGTATAGAAAGAACAGCCGATGCTGTCCAAGCTGTACAGCCACAAGAGAGATTTGGAAACATATCTCAAGACGCTATAATAAAAGCACAAGAGCAAGCAACAGAAGACCTTAACATAAGAGATGTACAGGCGGCTCAAGGCACAGGACAGCAGATTGTCTCTCCTGCAAAGAGAGCTTTACAGCAAGGAGAACTTGTATCAGGGGCAGCCAATGCAGAACAGTCAGCACAGTTCCTAGAGGGCATTGAGGCCGCTACTGGCGCTCCCTCTTCAGCCGCTACTGTTCAAGGACAGCTTACAAGCTTGATGACACAGTTTGAGGGTGGCACTCCCCCACCTTGGGCTGCAGGTGCGATGCGACAAGCCACAGCTATCATGGCACAAAGAGGATTGGCGGCAAGTTCTATGGCAGGACAAGCCATTGTACAGGCTGCTATGGAGAGTGCGTTACCAATAGCTTTACAAGATGCACAGACTGTAGCAAGGTTTGAGGAACAAAACCTAAGTAATAGACAACAAAGGGCAATGCTTTCTGCACAACAGAGAGCCACATTCCTTGGTATGGAGTTTGACCAAGAGTTTCAATCAAGAGTACAGAACGCTTCTAAGATATCAGATATAGCTAATATAAACTTTTCTGCAGAACAACAGATTGCTTTAGAAAATGCACAGCTTGCTCAGACAGTTGATCTAGCAAATCTTAACAACAGTCAAGCTGTAACAATGGCTCAGGCTTCTGCAATAGCACAAGCTGATATGGCTAATCTAAGTAACAGACAGCAGGCTGCAGTACAAAACGCACAGAACTTTTTGCAAATGGACTTTCGTAATCTTGACATATCACAGCAGAATGATATGTTTAAAACACAGTCTGTTGTGCAAAGTCTGTTTACAGATGCTTCTGCAGAAAATGCGTCAAGGCAGTTTAACGCAACAAGTGAAAACCAAACTAATCAGTTCTTTGCAAGCCTAAGAAATCAAGTTGGACAGTTTAATGCAAGTCAAGCTAATGCAATGGAGCAGTACAATGTTGGTCAGGTAAATGCCCTAGAGCAGTTTAAACAGCAAGTGAAGAACCAAAGAGATCAGTTTAACGCTCAGAACGCTCTTGTTATAGCACAGGCTAACGCACAATGGCGACAGCAGTTAGCTACAGTAAACAATGCCGCTCTCAATGATGCAAACAGACAAAACGCACTACAGGCTAACGGACTAACACAAAAAGGTCTTGATGAGATATGGCAAAAAGAAAGAGATTTGATGGCATATGCTTTTGCTACAGCAGAAAGTGCAGCAGAGAGACAAAACAAGTTGTTACTCAACGAACTAAACGCAGAGGGTGCGGCCGACTCTGCTTTCTCTAGTGCATTAGGCACACTTGGTGGCGCAATAATTAACGGTGTATTTGGATTATTTTAATGGCAACTTCAGATTATAAAAACGCATTAACAAACATGAGAAACTTTATACTTGGTGGAGGGTACGTTGCAGGTACGCTATCAGGTAAGAATATAAATCCTGAAACAGGAGAAAGACGACAAGCAACAGACGCTATAATGGCACGTTCTCCCACAGTTGGAGACACAAAAAACATACAAGAGTCTATGGAGCTTGGTGACGAAATAAAAGCCCTTAATAAGATATACGAATTACAGAAGGCTGAACAGGATTTAGCTGCTGAAAGGGTAAAAGAGTACGTTGTTCGACCTGGCGATACCATAACAGATGTGCTTGAAAGAACAGGAATGTCTTTTGCTGAGTTTTCTGCATTAAATGAAGATGTTTCTGACCTAGATTCAGGCGACACAATACAAGTAGTTCAACGTGAGGTACATGAGATATGATACAACAAACAGCCAGATTTGAAGCACCCATACCAGGGCAGTCTTTAACAAGCGAACCAAAACTATACCCTTGGGAGACACCTCCTGAGTTAGATAAAGTTGGTGATGTTGTAAGTTTTTATATTGACAAGCTGTCTTCACAAGACGTTATGGACGATCTGTTTATTGCACTTGATGAAGGCTTTCCACTAAACATACTTGTAAAAAGTATATTAACAACAGGTGTCATGGAAGGTATGCACACCATAGATGTCAGTTTAGTGGTTGCACCTGTCCTCCATGAATACATATTAGGAGCAGCTAAGATACAGAAGATTAAAGTAAAAGAGTTCCCTGAGACAAAAGATGAGCAGATTGATGCTAAAGAAAAGAGAGCATTGGCTGCCACAATTGAAAGAAGTCTTGAGAAGTCTCCACAAGAGGACACAGGCAAAGCCTTACTAGAAGAAGCACTGTCCTTTGTCCAAGAGGATGCTCCTATGACACAGGAGGGTATGCCTGAGGAAACAGTAGAGGAGTCTCCTGAGGAGAAGCCAATGGGACTGATGAGTAGAAGGGGTACAGAAGATGGGGTTTGATGCAAAAGCATTTGCTACAGCGTTTGCTACCGAAATTGCAGGTGGCATAAAAGAGAGAACAGCAGAAGCAAAGAAGTTTAGAGAAGAAGAGAAAGCAAAGGCTGAAAGAAACTTAACAATTTTTCAAAAAAGGATGGCACAGAAGGATGCTGTGACTACATATGCGAACACTCTAAAGGGTTTGGGTGCATCCCCTGCACAAATCATGTTTTATGCTAAAGATGGTCCTGCTGTTTTAAAATCTATCCATGACATAGTGGTAGATAAAGCTAAAGATTATAAGACACTTACAGGGAAAAAGCTAGGTGAGACAGCTATAAGTGAGATTATGGATATACCACAGGGCTTTGAAGAGGCAGCGTCAAAGTACAAAGACATGTCAGAGTTTCTTGACGCAGGGTATCGACTATCAAAAGAGAACGATGAGTTTGAACAGCCTGAAAACGAAGAAATACTGTCAGGCAACTTTCTGTTAGGTATCATGGGTGTTGGTGCAAAGGAAAGAGTGAGACGAAAGCTTGAGACAGAAAAGTACATCGGTGATACGACTATAGGACAGCTAAACCGAATAGCAGCACAGAAAGATTTTACTGATGTATTTGGGGGAGAGTTTTCCAGGGCATCACTAGACCCAACAAGAGGACCTCGAATACTTGATGGAGATGAGGTTAGTGATGTATTACAAGTAACAGAGGCTGAGTATGAAAGAAATATTCAGGGTACTAGATTAACAACAAATCTTACAAAGTTTTTACAAGAGGAAACAGGAAAGGATGAAGTTGGAAAAGAGCAAGGTAAAATAGCTTCAGCTATAAAAACACGCACACAAGAATCCTATGATCAACTTAGCCTAGATGAGAGAAGATACTTTGATAAATTTTTAAAGAAGATGAAGTATGACGCTTTCGTGGAGGAATCAGAGGGTATGAACTTACAGCCAAGTGAAATAGCGTACTTTGGAAAAGAGTATGTGAACCTATATGAAGAGTTTGCACCCAAAGAGAAAGAAGCCGTTACGGATACAGCACCTAAGACAGAGCAACAACAACAGCCTAAGACAGATAAGACTGTTCCACAAGCGGCAACAGATTTCTTAATAGAATCAGGTGAATTAGATCAATTCATAAGCAAGTATGGAGTTGAAAGTTTGCCTAGAGACGGTGTTCCCAAAAGACCTGCTGTAAATGACTTTGAAATGAACGCATGGGACAAGCTTTGGGGTAGATACTACAACGCAGATGGGACACTAAAGTAATGTCTAACATATTCGACCAATTTGACGAGACAGATGCTGTTTCTAAAGGTAATGTATTTGATCGTTTTGACACAGTAGAAGAGGACAAAGAAGAAAAGACTATACCTGTCCTTGATAAAAACTTAAAAGTAGATGACATTGTAAACACGACTTCTTACGTGGACTCAATACGAGACTACATGATTGATAGAAAAGGTAAGCAGTACATATCTAAAGATAAAGAGGATGTTGTCGATGACTTCATTGCTCACATGCGATACTTCAACACTAACGAGGCATTTACCATAGATGAAGCTCGTTATGTGTCTATGGCAGACGATGATACAAAAGCAAGAGCAGGTAAAGCCTACCAAGTATACGACAAACTAGGTAACGTGTTTGTTAATGATGGACTGTATGGGGCTGTAAGTGGTGTCGGAGACTATCTTGGTGCTATTGCAAGCTCTCCCTCAACTTACTTTGGATTTGGTATTGGTAAAGGTTTAGCATTAGCAGGAGGTAAGATAGGGGCTAAAGCTGTGAAGACTGCCGCTATGGGTGCTGTAAGAGATGTTCTCAAAAAAGAAGGCATCACAAAAGCACAGAAGAAAGTATTAGCTAGAAAAGCCTACGATGATGTTATAAAAAAGGCTACAAGACAGAGAACAAAGCTTAACATAGGACTAACAGGTGTAGCTGATGCTAGTGTCGCAGGATACCAAGACTTCACTTTACAAAAAGATATTGAAATGGAAGCAGGAGCTAAAGAAGACTTTAACTACCTGCAGACAGGCTTTTCTGTTCTTGGCTCAGGACTAGGCACAGGTCTATCCATATATGGTGCTACTAAAATACCTGCAGCAAATCAAAGAGGTTTGTCAGGCAGTGTTGCAAACAAGATTGCTGAGGCGAATAGACTCAAAGCAAAAGAAGTATCAGGTGAAAACAGAAAGAAGTATAACGAGGAATATCTTAACAGAATAAAAGAACTTAAAAAGGTTGATTATAAAGGTTTTGAGGAGCAAGTAAGAGAGGGTAAAAAACAAGGGAATAATATTCTCTACGCAGATGTATTAAACTTTGTATTTGGCAAGAAGCCTGTTGAGTTAGATAAAGTTCCTGTAGATAATAAACTATTAGGCAGTAACTTACCTGCTAAATATCCACATATAAAGCCTGATGATGGGGCTAAGATAGGTTTGTCAGAGGACATAATCACTATGGCAGAGAAAGCAGGAGCAAAGTTTCGTCCTAATATGAATAACGCTCAGAAGTTCTCAAAGGCTATAGGATTCTTAGACGATGAGACGCTAGAACAAGTTACAGAAATTGTTCAAGAAAAGTTTGGTGTTAGCTTAGGTAGAGTGGCTGACGAATACTTTAGAACAAATCTTAGCAATAGAATAGCAAGAACCATAAACGAAGGATCAAATATACTACGCTCCGTTCAACGGACAGAGAATAACTTAAATAATGCTTTAGTAGATGGAACTCTAAGCTCGTTAGACGAATTAATAAAACCTGCTGATACAAAACTTGGCAAAGGCGGACTACCAGATTATGTACAGAATATATGGAAACGCTTACTTGTCTCTGCTCCTGCCACAACGGCTGCCAACGTGTTTGGTTGGGGGCAATACTATCTAGCTAACTCTGTAGCAGAAGTTCTACAGGGAGGTATGTATATGTTAGGAGGAGATACACAAAAAGCCAGTGCCTTATTTAGAATACAAGGTAGGAAGTTTCTAAATTTGTTAGACCCATACAGCACCCTTGATAACTATCAGGAGTTGCTGAAAACAGATGATCGATTGGGTATGCTTCTTAAAGAAACTCTTGCAGGAGGTATTGAAAAAACAGCTAAGAGATTTGATTTTGACCCTGAGGGTAAAGCTTTCAGAAGAACAGAATTTGGAGTGAACCTCGCTCAGACTATCTCCCTAGTTAACCTTCAGGACAGCTTGACAAAAAGTCAAATGTTTATGACAAGCATAGACAAATACCTTAGACTTAATAAAGGTAAAACATTTCAAGAAACATTAGAGTCAGGTAATCTTTTGGATATAGATGAAGACGTTATGAACAGAGCGTTGAGTGATACACTGAAATCTGTATTTGCTAAAGACTACACAAAGAGTAAAAGCTTTGGTGGTTTAGCAGGTAAACTTGCAGGATTTGTAGAGGAAGCATCTAACACACCTGGCATAGGCTTTATTCTACCGTTTGGTAGATTTATGAATAATGTTATGGCTACTGCTTATCAGTGGAATCCGGTCACAGGTGGTATGGAGTCTGCCGTTGCGCTAATGAAAGGACGGAAGATGGATGCGATGGAGGCTTTCTCAAAAGCTACAGTCGGTGGGGCTGCAATATTCAGTTCCGTGTTCTTTCAACAAGAGCAACAGAAGAAAGGCTATAATTGGAACGAGTTAGAGACAGGCACAGGAGAAGTCCTAGACATAACTAATACATTTCCACTATCGTTATTAATGATAGCAGGTAGAATAGGTGCTAGAATGAGCAACGGTGAAACTGTTGATAAAGACTTAGTATTGGCTTTTAATCAACAAATAGCCATAGGACAGGCAGCGACAGATGTGCAGTTTGGAAATGATATAACAAGAATTTTGACACTGTTTTTTAATGGTGATCCTAATTTTACAGGCAGACTACCCACTGCCATAGAGTTAGGTATGTCAAGTCTAGGTAATGTTGGCGCAGGATTTACTCGTCCATTATCCTTATTAAATACTCTAACAGGCTACGCAATACAAGAAACAACACCTTATGATGTCACACCTTTAGTAGATAGAAGACTTGCAAGAGGAGGCTTTGAGAAGTTTTCTCTTAATAGTTCTAGGTATGTAGATAACATAATAGAGGGTATACTCAGTGTTGTTAACACTGTCAAGACAGGAGAGACAGACGCTGTACTACTTGGTAAAGAAAAAAGAGTTGCATCAAGGGAGGGAAGTATCTTTGATCCTAGTCCCTACAGGTCTGCTACAGGACAAAGAGTAAAACAACCACGCACATTTGCTAACATTGTGTTCGGTATGATTGATAAGCCTGAGTGGAAGACAGGGATGTATACAGGAGTACCTGAGTTTGACAACTTTGCCAATCAAGTATTAGCCCCTATCATAGAGAGTGAAGCAGAACTTTTACTAAAAGATGAAAGATTTGTTAAAGGTAACTCTGACTATAAAAGAAAAAGAGTTAACAAGATGATGCAGGATGTAAAGGGTACAATGACTAAGTACCTGACAGTTGTTCCTGAAACGGAGGGAGGACTTCTTTACAGAAAAAAGAAGCTTGATACTAAACCAAAGGCTGATTTAAAAAGAGCTAGAGAAATAACAGAAATAGACTCTAGCATTATTGACATGACTGAGCATGAAGTAGCACAGTTTGAAGCTGCTCTTGACTACATAGCTCAGGAATAAAAAAGGGGAGTCTAAGCTCCCCCTAAGTTTAATACCATTTGGTATAGAGTTTATGTGGATCTAAGCTAGACCATGAAGATGAATAGCCTGAGACACCTAACGCTCTAAGCTCGTCACGCACTGCTTCATCTGCAGATTTACGTGCCTCCATAGCAGACTTCAAACCTGCCATACGCTTTTCACGGTAAGCTTTTTTCATATCTCTGAGTTGTGTGTCCAACTCATTGATCTCTTTTGCCATATCTTCAAGACTAATATCACTTTCCATATTTACCTCCGTTTTTTTGAAAGCTTTTTCTGCTTCTCTCCTCGCTGAAGTCATGTCGCCTCCCCAAGTTGCGATAATACGCAGCGTTAAAGCCACGTTCCCATTCTTTAGAAGCTACACTTCCAAGGTGAAAGGGATTACCTCTCAGCATCTTTGTTCCCTCAGAGAGTTTACCTCTCGCAAAGACACTGTATCCTTGTTCATACGGTTTCATCGTCACTCACAAAGTTAGATCTGTCTGAACACGCTACTATCAAGACTGTACTGTTTGGGTAAGTCTTATCTAAATGTTGCTTTAGCGTAGTGCTAATATGATCACCATTTTTAGCTATATAGTCAATACACTCTTTTTGATTAGCAAACATATTACCTTTGTACTCTAAGTTTTCTACTTGACCGTTAAACAGTATAGTAGCAAATATAACTACAATACTCATGTTATATCAACAATCTCACACGAGTCCCCTGAACAAGCGAATGTCTGAGAAGACTGTGTGTTATCTTCCTTCTCATAACTTTGAAACTTACTCCAATCTATATGTCCGAACTTACTGCTAAACTCATTGTATACTTCTTCTGTACACTCCTGATAGGGTGCTTGTTGATAAGTATGATCGGAGTGTGGTAAGAACGATACACCTGACATCTCGTCAAAGTGTTTAAACACAAACGCTCCCACTTCCATCCACTCGTCATCTCGCACAGAAATGGTCACAGACGGCTTGTGTTCACACCAATGTCTTTGGTATGTGAGCCACGTTTGTAGCTGTTCTATGGCTGTCATATCGTCTCTCATCACGGACTTTCTAGGTGACTTCATAGGAAAGCTAAACACCATGTTTGTGTCAGGCTTCATTACATCAGGTTCGCTAGGAACACCACTGTCTACCATGAAGTTAGTGAGAGGATCTTTATTATCGCCCCTAACGGTACGAATATAATAACTGCTATGACGAGGGTGGATACCACTGCTTGAGTCCACAAGCTGTGATACTGTCCCACTTGGTTTGACACAGGTGATTGCTGTGCTTTGGGGGATTCCAAAGATTGCTGACCACTCTTTGTTTGTTTCGACAGCGATCTCTCTGAGTGCTGTAAGTGTTTTGTCAAGTCCATTTTTCTTTCCACTAGTCAATTCGTTATCCATTATCCCTGTAAGGCTAACACCTAGTAGTCTCTCCTCTTCAGTGTTGTTCTTCCATACCTTACGCAGATAAGGGAACTTAGTTAAGGTAGCCTGTGCTGTACCAAGTATAGTCGCAAGCATTACCTTCCTCTTCAGATCTTCAAACTTATCTTTCTCTCGTATCACAACTTCTGTTAAGTTGCAGAACTGATAAGGTCTAAGTATTATTTCACTGCAAGGATTAGTGCCAAACTCATAGTTAGCATCCCTTCTGCCAAACTTCTTTGCCTGTTCCTTTGCAGATGTTCTATTAAATATGCCACGTTCTCCTGACTTTGATTCAACAAGAGATGTCCACTCCCTTAGGAATGTCTCTCCGTCAGGCTTATCCGTGTAGCATACAGAGTTATTAGCCAATGCCATCTGTGGTGTTGTCTCCCACCACTGTCCTGACTTAGCGTGACGCATACGTCCATCAGATAGATTAGACAAGCTTATCATAGCAGAACGTCTAACACCACCTGACACTACAACTTCTCCAACCTTGCACATTAGATTATGACAATCGTAGCTTGATAGTTTACGTCCTGCGTTGTCTTTAAATAAAGCTGTTGTAAAGTTAAATAAATCAACTAAAGGTCCTGGACCTGACGCTCTACCACCAAAGATTTGTAGCCTAGAACCTGCAGGTCTAATCTTTGATACGTCCCAATGTGGAGACTCACCCATGTAGAGATGTCCTATAAGCTTACGTAGTGCTTTTGCCCACCCTTCTTTGCTGTCCTGCACATCTATGACGGTATCAACTTGCTCTATTGTTTGTGGTATCTCAGGTAGCTGATTAACGTACTGTCTCTCCACAGAGAACCCAACACCTGTACCACACAATAGTATGTACATTGCTTCATCAAAAGACTTTGGATCATCCACAGGCAGATAGCTACAGTTGTACCCTGCTGTGTTGTCTCTCTCCAACGCAAGACCTGCTGTCATCAACGCTCTCATAGACGGCATAACTTCTAAATTAGTTATAGCCTCTTTTATCTGTTGCACAGGCAAGTGTCCCTTAACCTTCAACGACATAAAGTCAACATACCTGTTAACAGTTTCTTCCCATGTTTCTCTTCTGTTTTCGTTTGGTAGCCACCTAGCGTACCTAGATATAGCTATAAATTTCTGATAATCGTTCATATTTTTGTCACCTTTATGCTGTTAATTTCAATGTCGTCCATATCATAAAGAAGATCTTTTACTATATCTGATATAACTTTTTCACCTTCTTTTTTCTTAGATGCTGAATCACAGGTTACAGGTAGATGGCTAGACTCATCATCTATCTCAACCTCTGCTGTAATCTTAAACTTCATTCGATCATACTCCTGTTCTCTATGTCCCTGATCATGGCTTTTAAATACCACTCTGCTTTTTTTAAATCCTCAACACCGTTTTTGTACCTCCATCTGTGGAGATACTTTATCACATTGCCCTGACAATAGGAAGAAAAGTGTTCGTTTAATTGTTGTTGAATATAATCAATACACTCCATACCACCATTATTATAGTGGGGAGGACTATTAACTTTATCTACTTCCATTTGCTCAGTGTTCCTAGTTGTATGCGTTTCTTCTTTTCTGTCAACCATTTTTTAGGTATCTCCTTATCTGTCCATTTAAATCCATATTTGTCACACCAATCACAGTATCTTGTCTTTGACCCTTTGTTAATTACATTATATGCGTTCTGAAACAAAAAGCGTATGTCTAGCTCAGGATACTGCTCTTGTATTAGCAGGTGCTTCACCCTGTCTTTTGCTTTGAACCACCCTTTCGCCTCAATAATAATACCATTGTTAAGAACAAAGTCAGGCTTGTAGAGCCTAAACATTTGCACTGCGTATCTGATTGACATTTTTTCATATCTAATCCTTTGCTTGAGAAGGCGCAACTCTTTGGCTACGCTCTCCTCAAACTTGCTCCTAAATTGTATCTTGGGCATCAGCTAACTTCACATAGTTTATTAAGGGTGGATTGCTAGACCTTGACACCTTTGAAGGTAGAACCTGTAGATTGTCCCAACACTTTTCTCTGTAGTTACACAAACTACACTCTATACCAAGCTTCATGTTTCCACTAGGCTTGCCATAGTATGTTTCCTCTACAGGTTCATAGCACCGTTCAAATGGCTTGTCATCTTCAATGTAAGATATAGTGTCCTCTATCTTTTCGTACTCAGAGTCCATATCCACATCACTAGCACTCACATACTTAAAATTACCATTAGCTTTATTGATTACCCACCAACCACCAACAGGTACACCTTTAGCCTTGGCATATCCCACAAGTTGTGAGACATAACCAAAACTATCTTTCCCTTGTAACGTAGCAAAGTCCGTAAACTTATTCTCGTATGCCCAAGGGGAGGCTGATTTAACATCGTCAACCTTGCCGTTCAAAACTAGGTCATATGTTCCCTCAACCTTCTTGCGTTTAGTCTGTAGTTCGACATGCTCACTATCCTCAAACTCAACATTTGACGCTCTAAGTAAGCCCTTAAATACAGCCTCAATGATGTCCCCCAATATCATGTTGATAATAAAGAATGGTGAATCAGCTAACTTAGACTCAGGAGAGTTCTTTTCAAACCACAACTGACACCTCTTACGTCCAAGGTTAGACATGCGTAGTTTAAAAGTCCTCTTCTCTCCTGAGAATTGGCGAGACATAGCTTCACTTACATCCTTGGCTACGAGGTCAACAATAGCCTTATCCATACTAGCTTCACCTAGCATGACTTTCTGTAAGAAAGAATGAATCGCCACTTCTGCAGGATGGTTCATCTACTCGTCAATCTCAACTACGTTAGCAACTATTTCAGACTCATCGTCAGACAATTCCTCAGGTCTGCGATGCTCCTCCCATTTGCTAATTGTGATTGAGTTCATAGATTCTACCCACTCAACAAAGTTGTTCAACACCTCTTGATCGTCTGTGGTGATTTCTACTAACTCCCCTAGCTTTGCCTTTACCACACCATAGGTTGCTCCACTAGGAATACTCTTTACTTCAGACGACAAGTGTAGAAGATGTTGAATAGGAAGCCTGTTCTTTCTTTGAATCTGAGTAAACATATCAGTCATAGCTTTGAAGCTATCTCTGTTTTTAATCCTCATCAAGAAAGGGAACTCTTTAACATCCACAGGTTTACCATTGGCATCCTTTGCTTTGTCAAGTGTACACAGACCAAAGATGACTTTAAACCTATCGGTTGCCCTCATCAGGTCTTGTGTTTCTTGTGGCAACGAACTGAAATCTTTAACATAACCTGACGGTCTACCACAGTTGAACCCTCCGTAGTTGTCCTTCAAGTCGCCATTCAAAGACGTTGCCATTACAGTACGCAACATCCGTCCTTCCCCCCCATCAGGCTTCTGATAGTTTTTATCGTAACGCTGAAACTGAAAGCGTTGCATAAACGGACGAATAGTTATCGTATCACTGTAATACACAGTATCATCAGGGAAAGTTACAGAGTACGCTCCTGCTTTGACAATGGCGACTTCCATACTCTCACCATCGACTTGCTTTGTACCCATCACGTTCTGATGAACCTGCTTAATCTCTGCTAAAGCTGATGTGCTTTTCGCAGGGACATTCGACATCCCCATTAGTTCTGCTAGATCGGCAGGGGATTTTCCTATTACTGCTAATGTGTTATCCACTATTATATACTCCTTATATTAAGTTTTAAATTTTATCAGACTACATCTTTAACGTCAAGCCAATTATCACCTATTTTAGATTCTAATAGCATTGGAACATTTACATCAATATCATAATAATTTTCTATAATTTTTTTAAGATTATTATTAACTTCTCTAATTATTCCTAATACATCTTTCTCCTCTAGTGGGTGAACATCTAACACGACTGAATCATGCACTGTGTTTACTAACATACTCTTTAATTCTTTTTGGTCTAAACGCTTCTCTATCTCCAACAATACAATAGGAACTATATCACCTGTAGCAAAGCCCTGAACAGGATAGTTCTTAATCATGGTAAAGTGGGTTGGAGTTCCACTTCTCCGTCTCTCTACGTCAGGGAAAGCATACTGCCTACCTGATGGTATCTTTATTCTACCAAGGTTGATAGCCTCGTCACCTAACTTCTTGTGCCACTTAGCTATGCCTTTATACTTGTCCATAAAGTGTGTGTAATACTCAGCCTCAGCTTTCGTTCTGCCGTACCCTGTAGCTCCATAGAGAGGGGCAAAGGTATGTGCCTTAGCTTCTTGCCTAGTCGTTGGTTGACCTGCCTCAGAGATAATCTGAGCCGTGTAGGAGTGAACATCAAAACCTGTGGACACTTCTTCCATTGCAACTTTATCTTGTGACAATAATGCTGCAACTCTAAATTCTAGCTGTGCAAAGTCTGCTTCAAGTATCTTACCCTTCAAGCCAAACTGATCGCTGTTCCAACGAGACGTAAACACTTTCTTAACAGGGAATGTACCACCTCTAGGCATGTTCTGCATGTTAGGATTGCGTCCACTAAAGCGTCCTGTAGCTGTGACATGCTGTGTAAGACTAACGTGTAACAATCCATCGTCCTTAGTGTAATGCTCTATGCCATCAACAAAGGCTGACAGGTAGCTTGATATAGCACTTTGCCTTTTAAGGTCTGTCAAGAAAGTTTCTGCTGTTGTCATACCTTTTGTCTTGGCTATGTTGATAAGGCTCTCTAAGTTACCTTTACTTGTAGAGAACCCATTGGCACTGACCCAATCCTTAGACGGTGGGAAGAACCCTAGCCCTGCCATGTGCTTTAACTTGGTTAGCTTGTACCCTCTCGTGTCACACTCAGGACAACGAGTTGGCTTGGCAAAAGGACTTCCATCCTTCTTAGTTTTATACACCTTGCCTTTTCCATGACACTTCTGACAAACACTAGCCTTAGTCTTCACCATCATAGAACTATTATCTTTAACAGCCTGTCTAAAGTCATCTTTGTTTTCTACATTGTCAAACGCAACAGCCCACTGTTTCTTGTCCTTTAGTATCCTAGAGTATATGACCTGACTTACTTGCTCAGGAGAGTTGAGATTTATAGGAGTGTCGCCCATCAGTTCTTTTACTTGTGCGTTTAGTCGTCTCTCTATCTTAACTAGCTCATCCTCAAAGTCCCAACGCACGTCCTGTAAAGCTTTCCTATCTATGTTGAACCCATTCATATACATTCTTGTTAGCGTCTTGCATACATTGTTGGTAATGTCTCTTACCTTAACTAACGATTGGCTCTCAGGCTTGGCATACTCGTCTAGCAATCTCCAATACAAAGCCCTCGTTACAACTAAGTCTTGTGTTAAATACTCCGACAACTCATTAAGAGGTATCTCGTCTGTTTGAAAGCCCCTACTAAAATAGTCTTTGAGTGTATCTGATTTCTTCATATTAAGATCGTATCGTATTGCACAGTTTTCCAGGCTAACAGATTGTTTCTGCCCACGTTGTAATATGTACTCACCTAGCATAGTGTCAAATATTTCTCCACTATATTTAAATCCACAAGCCCACAGCCATTGTAAGTCATACTGTAAGTTGTGTCCTATCAGGAGTGTTGTATTGTCAAGAACTCTTTGCAATCTTGCCTGTGCATCATCGTCCTCAAGAGTTTTTTCATTGTGGTCAAATACAAATATAGTTTTCTCATCTTGTTTAATGTGATCCATTATGCCCACAAGTGTCAAAGAATTGTCAGGCTCAAAGGGATCAAGATGTAACTTGCCATCTCGTTTAGTTGTCGTGTTTTCCACATCAAGTATTATCTTCATGCTGAGTACCTTCCTGTTTCTACATCTAGTTCGACATGAACTGTGCCATGCCATCCTGTTAGTTTGTTCTTGGCTAATCTGATGTGCCGTTGTGGGTCATTACTATCCTGCCCCTCAATGTCAGGGTTCTTACTAATTAATAGCATCAAATCTGCCTCTGCTGCCTTTCCTGTCTTACTACCTTCAAGCATGGATTGATTCACGTTTATCTTACCTTCTGCCTCTGCTGATAGTTGTGACATCCATATGATAGCACAGTTATACTTCTTGGCGATGTTTCTTGCGTGGATTGCCGCCTCCTTTAAATAAATGTCTGACCTCTCTGAACCCATACTCGCAAACTTATCACCCATATCAAGCACTATGATGTCAGGATTAACGCTCTTGGCTAGTTGCTCCACGTAGTCCATTCTTTTATCCGTTGCATCTTTAATAGATAACAACTGTTTTACAGGCTCGTATCGACTAAGTGCCACCTTTCTATTCTCTAATACTTGTTCACTTGACATATTAGATTTACAGTACAGGTAGCGTAAGCCAACTCTCTTGTATGCTTCTTCATTGCATAACACCACACACTTAGCCCCTTGGTCTATAAAGCCACCCTCCGATGCTATAATACTAGCGTGAAAGGAAGTCTTACCTGTATTAGGTCTAGCCCCTACAATAACAAAGTGTCCCCCACTCAGCCCCTCCACTCGCCTAGCGAGAGATGGTATGTTAAACTTCCATTGATACTTAACATTCAAGTGGTCAACCAATGTGTCAAAGCTAATGTCGTCACCTTCAAACTTAAAACTAGGAGTGAAGTCATCCTGATAGCTATCTAGTATGTTGCGTAGTGGCTCAAGATTACTTTTAGTTCCATTCACATAGTCAAAGCCAAGATTAGCTATCTCCTCACCAACCATTTGTTGAAACAGTTTAGATAAAACTTCTTTCGCTATATCGTTATTCATTGGTTCTTCTTTTGATAACTTATTGAAGAGAACCTCGTAAGATGTTTTGTTGGCTGAAGTCATAGTGCCATTGTCAGAAAAGAACAAGGCTTGTAGTTCCGTAAGAGATAAGTTTCTCTCATGCTTACCCATAGCTTGATCTAGTGTACCCTTAATCTTTCTAACATCTTTACTAAACAATCTATCAGGGCATCGACTTCCCTTATGCTCATCGTAAAAATCTTTCTGCATTAAACTTCTTATTAGTGCTAGTTCTATCATTTTTCTGACCTCTCTTGTAAATATTTTATAGCTTCTTCTAGTAGGTTCACATTATCGTTAAACCTACCTAACCCTATGTTGCACCCATTGCATATCCAACCTCTAAATGTGTTAGTTTCATGGCTATGATCTAGCACCCAAACTGACCTGTCGTTCCACCTATCGTATTCCTTTAGCACCTCTTCTGTTTTATTACAGATAGGACACCTATACTCAGGATCAATCGGTTTTGGATTCTCTCTCATAAGCTGTGTACGTATAGCCTGTTTCTTATTCTCACACTCTTTGCACTCAGTTCGGTAAGCCTTTCCTACTTTAGGTTCTCTGAATGTGAAACAAGAAACATGCTTCTCCTTGTTGCATTTGGGGCAGAATTTATGATCCTTCAAACCTTTTGTTTTTTTAACAACAAAAAGTTCTAGCTGTTCATCATCCATTTAACTGTACCATTTCTCTAAGCTTGTTAAAATCATTCTCACGTTTGTATTTTAAATCATCTTCGATCTGTAGTCCATAAACTTCTGAAGGATCACAGTAACTTTTTAACTCTTTGGTATATTCTATAGTCTTTCCTACTGCGTCAGGATCAAGTGCTACAATAACTTTATCAAAAATATCAAGATATTCTTTGTGTTCTTTTAATAAGTTTGTTCCTAACAGAGCTACTCCTGTAACACCTATAAATGTTTCTCCAATAACTGTTGCTGACACAACGTCTTCAACAACGACAGCTATACTTTTACTAGGCTTGATACAATACGAATAATATTTTGCCGCCCCTCCGTACTTATACCACTTAGGCTGTGCATTATACAAAGCCCTACCTATGGCATCAATAACTCTACCATTCTTGTATATAGGAAATACAGCCCTTTGACTTTTACAATCGTACAGCAACTCTATGTTTAAATCCCAACGTCTTTTAAATCTCTGCACGTAGGCATTGTTACCATCCGTTATGTACTCAGGCATCTCAAACTTCTTAGGCTCTACCGTTTCTTCTATACCCTGTATTTTATTCTTAATAGTTTCCACCAACATCGGAGTTAGTGTTGCTCCTTTAACGTCACAACTGTTTCTGTAGCAATTATACAGTATCAATCCGTCTTTATTGGTAGCTGTAAACTTCTTTACTCCGTCACATATGGGGCAATCTATAGTGATAGTTTCACCCTCTTTACCATCTAGCCTGCTTATGAAGTCATTAGTAGGTTTGTTGATCATTTTTACTCTCCTCTCTTCTATTTAAGGCATTTGTAGCCGATTTGTATGTATGTTTTATGTAAGGACGCATTGAGTTAGGACTGTTGTGTCCTGATACAGCCATAATTTGAGTAGTATCCACACCTGCTTCAACCATTTCTGTTATAGCTGTCCTTCTCATGTCCATTGCTGTTAAATCTTTGGGTAGTCCTGCCACCTTCTTGACCTGATTCACCTGTATACCAATGTCTATGTCGCTGTATATAGCGTAACGTCCACTTCTAGGGTAAGGATGTGGGGCAACATACTTTTGAAAGCCAAAGTCTTTACGCTGTTGCTCCAACATTTTGTGCATGCTCTCCTTAATAGGCAAATGGACTTCTGCTCTCTTCTTAGACTGCTCCAAGTCAAGTCTGCGTTCCTCAAAGTTTATATTGCTCCACTCCAAGGTTCGCATGTCGCCTATCCTCTGTGCAAAACTATAAGCCATATGCACTATCAGTCCTATACTTCTCCACTTATATTCTCCATAAGCTGTATCCAAGAACAATCGAACTTGATCCTCCGTCCACATAACCTTCCTTGGTTGTGTCTGCATCTTGGTAACGTGCTTCATTGGGTTGTTAGGTATCAACTCTAGTTCTACGGCTGTATTAAAGAGAACAGAACTAACTGTAGCTGTCATGTTTGCTGTCCTAACTCCACGTTTTAGCCACTCTTGGTACGCTTTTTTGCACTCAGACACGCCAATCTTCCCTAGATTAGTGCGACCCATCGTAACTTTGGGGCTGAAAAACGTCCCTACAGCCCTATCAATACAGTAATCGTAGTCTCTTTGGGTTCTTAATCGTAGTGAAAGGAACTGTGGTGTCGTCCTGTAGTAGGCAACAAGATCATCAAATGTTTTTATAGTCATCATTCATCATCCATACACAAAGAATAATTATAACATATAGTATTAATAAGAAAAGGTATCCCATCACTTCATCTCCTTTGGTTTACGTAAAGGTATTCTAACCTCCACTACTTTCTTTTGTCGCCACATTACAGCCCTCTCTCCGTTGCCTTCAAAAGCAATGGCAAGAGCGTCTTTACTCACAAAACCAGGGTCTAGTTCCCAAACATATCCGTTCTGTTTGTTCTCTCTAGCTTGATGTATAAACTCTTTGTTTTGCTCCACAAAAACAAATGCTGCAAATCCTAAAAATAGTTCTGTCATATCATTTCTCCCATCTATAAAATATATGTCTATCAATTCTAGTCGTTCTCGTTTTAGTCTTAGCCCACGCAGGTCTTACGTAGGTTGCGTGGTAGTGTGTTGCCCCTTCTGTTATGTCAAGAGTGATAGTCTTGGTTAATAAAATGGATGCGTGTTCTAATGCTAGACTCCACGTTTTACTCTCAAAGTTCGGTTCGTCTTTCTTGCCATCACAAAACCAAGTGAACTGACACTTCCAACGCACAGGCTTGTTTGAGTTCTTGTACGTCACAGCCTCTTTCACTACCTCGCATACTGTATCAGGAAATCTATTGTCGGCTACACGATTAAGAACTACTTGCCCTACAGCCATTTGTCCTATCATCGATTGATTGCCTGCCTCATGGTAGATGTTAACTGCCATGCACATCAGTGCTGTTTCTAAGAACATCAGCTATCTCCTTAAATTCTTCTATAATATATGTGTCGTGTTCTTCTGTATCATCAAACTCCTCGTCTAACAATATTGTGCCATCTCTTCCTTTCATAGCTACCTCCTTTAATGTAATACTTCATAGTCAAACTCAGGGTCATGCTCTACGTAACCCACTATCTTTGCGTCAATAATGGTGTCGTGTTCTATGTCCCAATCACATTCTCTCGCAACGACCTCTGTGTTGGGTGCATCATGTTCAACCTTTATTATTATATATGCCCACTTACTCATAGGATAAGTTGAACAAATGCGTTCAATCCCATAGTCATGGTAATCAAAAAGAATAGGATAAACAATAGTGCTAGTCCTTCCTCATTATTATTATTATCATTCTTCATGGCAAAAGTTCCTCCAAAATTTACAGTTGTTATCTGACTTGCATACTCGTTCATGCTTGGCTGTTTCCCAACATTCCGATTGCCAAGGCGAAAAATATTTTGCTGCAAATCTGTCAGACCAATCTTTTCCATCCACTAACCATAGTCCTAGTATGGGTAAGGGTATGAGCAGAAGGAAGACTACAAAGAAAGCTTTGCCGAATCCCTCGTTATGATATGGTTTCATCTTTATATTCCTTTCTTTTTGTTAAGACCTTTTGGGTCATACTGATCTGCTATCTCCTCAGGTAAATGCCTACTCGCTGTAGGGTCATTGAAGAAATCGTTTAGGTACAGCAAGAATATCAGAAACAACATAGTATATCCAAAGTATTTTAGAAATTTATGGAATATTATGTAAGCCTCTTGTGCTTGCTTTAGTGCCTCCTCTTTTACTTTATCATTCATCTTTCTGCTCCTTTGGTTTCCAATCTTTGTACAAAACAAAGTCTTCATCAGGGCTATCATATCGTACTATCTCGCCTGTGTTCCACTTGGCACATTCCTTCTGTGCTTCTCCGTAAGTGTCAAAAACTTTGACAGGACTGTCTTGTGTCCACATAGCACCACACCCTTCCTTCACGTACTCAGTATCCTCTTCCTCAAAAGGTGTGAAGAGTATTGCCCACTTAACTTGTCGCTCATTCATTATTTTTTTCCTTTGGTAAATCTTCTTTAAGTAGATAGTCACTATACCAACCACCTCTATGTTGTTGTTCAAACTCTAATAGATTTGCTAGTCTATACATAAGAGTTTCTATCTCACAAATGTGTTCATAGTAGACAGGTATTTTCTCTGACGTGTTACAGTTAAACTCTCTCAGTACATTAACATACCTGAGTAGTTCTATTCTGTCTTTTGGTTCTATCTTAATTGTCTTCATTTTTTAGTTCCTTTCTTAATAGTTTTGCTTGAAAAATTTCATGCTCATGCCTACGCTTGGCAACCTTTTCCCTCTTGTCGTTGATGGTCATGGTTGCCTTGCGTACAAACATTGGGTTGCGTGGCTTAGACTGTTTAGTCTTTTTGTAGATCGTCTTAGGCATACTTAACTCGCCCTCAGCTTTTCTTTACTCATTGTCATATCTACACACTCTCTTACTGTTCGTTCAAACTCTACTGTCATACTCCACCTAAAGTTGTCTAAGATATCAATATCCTCGTCCTCACATAGGTAAGCCCAATCTTCTACTAGAATTCTCCTTATTGCTTTATTAATAAAAGTTTTTTCTTTTTCATTAAAATCTAAGCCTAGAGTTATACCTACATCTTCAATGGGATTGGTCATTCTGATCCTCCTTTCCCAAAGTATCTCTTGGCTGTATCAGTTGTAATGATGTACTCACCTCCATTCTTTAGGTCTTGAATAAGGTAAGGCTTAGTCCTAGCCTTGCGTCTAAACCCTGACAGCTTAAACTCTTTGCCATCTAGTGTAGCAACCTTGGTGAGGTCTAACCCATCTATACTAGCAAAGTCCTCTAGGTCTTTCTCACTCTGAGACTTAGCACCTTTCATTCTAAGGTTAACTTTAAACGTCACCTCAGTATCGTTGAAATTAGCACTACCAACCTCAACAATAAACTGTTCAAGACTTTCATTATCGTTAAGAGCATCATCTAATATTGCTCTAAGGTCTTTTACCATTTTTCTATTTAATAACATTTCGTTCTCCTTTTAATTTAAAATTGAAAATACCATCTTACTAGTTGATCTAAAACATAACACGCTCCAACGAGCAATATAAAAATAGATAGTCCGTGACCACTTTCTTTATACATTCTAACCTCCATAATTAATCTGATAAATGTAATACGCATAGAGTGAGAGGTATAAAACCCATTCGTCTAATCGCATTGCATATACCATTGTTGTGTAAATTATTAGTCTCACTTCATACCCTCTAGTATGTGAGCTATAACATCTATAGTCCACCCATTGCCTAGCATCTTGTATTGCTGAGACTTTGAGATAGGCTTAACCACTCCATCAAAATCGCCCATGATACAATGGTTGTCAGGAACAGTCTGAAGTCTAGCACATTCCTTTGGTGTGAGCTTTCTCCAATGTAGTTCATCAACACTATCCCATTCATGCCTGTCATAGCTACCTCGTCCCCCAACTCTAACAGCCTTGGACTTGTCTCTGATAGGAGATACTAGATGGTTGTTATGTTCCCATGAGCTTGTGGTGAGTGATGGAGTTTTGCCATCCTTAGCCTTAAAGCCACCCTTATTCCAACCTCTAGGCTGTTGGTAGATAAGTACATTATCTTTCTGAACAGTTGTTAGACAATTACTTTTATCGTCCCCTCTACTCTCTAGGTAAGGCTTTAAAGGTAAGTCTAGTTGGTTGTCTTTCCTCACTCCATCAATCTTGCGCCTGTTAACTATACGTCCCCCCTTAGGATCTGTTGTTGCTACCTTAGGCTCTCTGTGACCACCTTGCATAGTTGTTAGTGTTGGAGCTTTACCCTCAGGAGAATAAACACGCTTGATAATATCATAGCCTTTTATCTCTGCTGTCTCTCCTACTTGTATACAGCCATCAGCAACAGCGTAAAGACTGTCAGTAGACTGTTTGTACTGATTGGATAGTAAAGCTCCTGACTTATCCTGATCAGGTGTAAAAGCTCTGCTACGTGGGTTGTTCCTAGCTCTCTCTTGTGCTTGGTCTGAGAGTGTCCAACTATCGTCTAAACCTTGTTCTAATATATCAGCCAAGACAATGCCCCTGTCCTCAGGTTGGCTAATAGGTATGGCTTTATATGTGTCTCCATCTCTAATGCCAAACCAATAGAGCCTGTATCTGTTTTGTGCTGATACTAAAGAACTGTTGATAGCTGTTGGTTCAAAGCCTAGTATTTCTGAGATTTGCTTTTTGTATTCCTCTTTCATTCTGACATTCTCAAGAAAGATATACTTAGGTTTTAACTCTTGTACGAGTTCCCACCAATCAAAGAACA